TTGTTGGACTGATTTCTTTTTCATTTTCTGAAACCATAACAATTCCAGTTTCTGAATCCCAAAAAACATTTTCTAAGGTTGTATTATCACCTTTAATTACTGCAACTCCGTCTACTTTTTCAACAGATATAATGTTTGCAAATTCATTTGCTGGAGAGTCTACAAGACTTAACTCAACAAGATCATAATCTTTAATAATTCTAATTTGAGAATCTAACTTCTCATCAAAAGCGTCGTCCCATTTGTTCATTCTTCCACCAATAGAAAAACCTGTTAGTGTGCCATCTAAAACCTTTTCCCATGTGCTTTGGGCACCTTTAGAAACATAGGCAGAAACGAAAACACCGTTATAAAATTTCTTTGACTCTGAATCAAAATACTTGTCTTGCTTAAATGAAACCATTTTGCCTACTGCTAATGGTTGGTGCATTTCTCTTATGTTACCTCGAAAGTTTTCAAATGCCTTCATGCTGGCTTCTGTAGTTACAATATCCATTTGACGATCTAAGTTATCTAATGAGGCAAAGCCTGAAACAATGCGGCGTTCTTTATCAACCTTACTAAAAGGCATAGAAAGGCGGACATTCTCGCCTTCTGTATTCCATTGGGCTTTTAATATAGACATCGTACTATACATTATAGAGCCCTTTTATACACAAGTTATAAACATGTTATAAACAGTGTAACTAGGTTGAAGATCTACCCTCGCCCTTTGGATTTCTACCACTTACAGTTGCAGATCCATCTGACTGATTGTTAAGTCTTTCGCCATCTCTTGCACGATTGGCATCATTATTCATAGTCTCTGGTTTGGCTACAAATGGTTCATCTCCACCGTCTCTTTGTGGAAGACCCAGTGCCACTCTTGCCTCATTAGGCATCATAATCTGTGTTTTTACATATCTTTCAAGAATTTGTGATTGTGCTATTTCATCTGTCAAAGTAAGTTCATTAAACTTAAACTCTAGTACGTCTTGTTTCTCGCGTATGATCTTATTAATTTGTTTTTCTAGTTGAGCCTGTGCTGGTCTGGCTACCTGCTCTTTAAATGTTCTATCTTGAGCCAATGCTGCTGCAATTGCCCCTGAGTCTGATCCACCTAGTTTTGAAAGCGGTACTTGATGTGCTACCAAGATGTCATCACGGTTTTGTTTTCTATATTCCTTAAATGATCCCTCTTGTACTCCAGATTCAATAGGCTCCATCTTAAACTCTACCTTGTTATTTTCTGTATCTCCAGGAAGAGGTATGTACAAAGTTCTATGGTTTTGACCCTTTAATCCAGTTTGTAAAAATCTAAACATCTTATCTTCTGCGTCTGCAGATAGTTTGGCACCTTTCATGGTTACTACGTATCTTGGAACTGCCTTGTTACCAAAGTAGTCAATGTTGTATTGTGAAGCCAGTTGATCACCGTGTAGAGATGATATTGCTGAAATAATGTCTGGAACACCATAGAATGTGTTTAATGGTGAGTATTGTTTAAAATGAATAATTTCGTTTGGTCTACGATCTTCAGTTACTGGGTTTGAATTTGTAGCACCAAAGTTTCTAAAGTAAACTACCTTGTTTGCAATAACCTGTACGAATCCATCTCTTAGTCTGCGACAACGCATTGTGGTTGCTGGAATATGACCAACGTATCCAATTTCACCACGAGTGGTTCTACCAATTTCCATGTATCCATTACCAATTGCTTGAACATCTGTATATATCTTTTCCATTGTTGTGGTAAAAGAGTCATCTGCGTTTAAACTTTCTAGCCAATCACGTAACTCTACTTTTGCTCTTTCAATTCTGTTTCTTGCACGACTTACTGATTCGTCATTTGAGGAATTCTCTAATTTGAGCATTGTTCTTTTTGATATATCAAAATCATATCCCAAACCTACAATATTTTCAACCTTAGCATCAATGGCAGCGTGGTTTGCAAAGGATGTGTCATAGTAGTTGGCAAGTTCATAAACATTCCATGGTGGTGTGATTACGTCAAATAGTCCATAACCATTTCTAAATACGTTACCAGGATTTATCTGATTAGAGCGAGCACCATCAATACCTTGTGGAACTGCAATTGATCTGTCAATATAAGATTGTTGGGTTGTATCTACTAGAGCCTTGGACATTCTTGCTGCACGACGTTTAAAGTTATTATCCAAACCAGAATAGTTTTTTAACTCTTCCCAGTTTTTGCTAAATGGGTCTGAACTAGCAAATGCATTAACTGCTTGTTCGTTTTCGTCTATCCTAGCACCAATAACATAGTTAAATTCTTCACTCATTATTCTTCATCGCCATATTTTGCAATTGTTGCTTTGGCTGCTGCTACTGCACCAAGATCGTTAAGGTTAGGGATTAGTCCTGCTTTCATTCTATCTACTTGTTCAGAATACTCTTCGTCTGATACTCTTCCCATACCTGGAAAAAATACAGCCTCTCCATCTGGTTCTCCATAATATGCTGCTGTCTTTTTTATTTCGGCTAAAGCGGCAATATCGTGTTTTACGGCTGGTATATTTAAAATATTACCCTCTCCATCAGTGAACCACTTACCATTGGCTCTTTTCCAAACATAAACGCCCCAATCATAGTTTTTTTCAATAAAGGTTATTTTAGAGTCGCCAATTTGGCCTTTCATACGAGGTTTTCTTTTTTTGTTTGGATTTTGATTATTCATAACCATTAGTATACCATATTATGTTGGATTGAGGATATATTGTTGCCACGAGGAACCAATATGAATAGGATTATCGTAACTTTGTGTCAACAACTGTCTCTCTCCATCATTTCCAACAATAATTTTGTTAGTTCCCATGTATGTTCTGTAAATATTTGAAGAAGTATCTCCAAAATCTGAAGAAGATGTCTTAATTAATACACCAAACCACAAATATCCTTGATTCCAAAAATCCCAGTCAAAGTCAAATGGATCTTCTGCTCCAAGGACGTATTGCTGTTTTACCTCATCCCAAATTCTAGTGATAGAAGATTGTTTTTGTTGTAAACCAGTTAACCTATAATATGATATATGGTTATAAATTAATGGACCATTTAAATTTATGGATCCAATAAAAGAATTAAACGTTAAGGCGTTAGCAAAAGATATGCTTAAAAAATACCAGTTTTTGTTATCAATTACAGGATTTGCTACCAAAACACCATTTAAATAATAAGATATGCCGTTTTGTAGTTGACCAGTTTTTGAATCTATTGCGTATATTTTTGCTCTTTGTCCAGAGTTGCCATTTGCAACCATGTAAAAAATAATAGACGAATTAACTGTATTTACTTGAAATATTTGAGTTGGAGTGTAAGTAAAATCATTATTATCATTTTTAATTGCAATCTGAATAGTAGATACAGAAAATTTAGCGTCTTTGTTTTCATTTATTGGCATACTGATACCTCTATTTTGATAAGAGTTAAAGTCTCCCTTTAATTTTATTCCAGAATACCTTGTTAGATGTAGGTATGGATTAGATTTTTTATAAATGCTAATTGGATTTTTACCAGCATAATCATCATATATTCCATTTTTAATATATGGATATAATTTGCTACCAGACTTTGTATTAATGGGTGTAGAAGAGTTTTGATTTAAAGATCTAGATGATAATTCTAGATTTTTAATTTTTATTTTTCTATTGACAGTTGACTTTACATTAAAATTTAAATGTACGGATATAGCCAAATCTTCAAAATCTACAGATGATGGTGGGTAAATAATGGTGTCGTTTTCTACTAAGAATATAGTGTTTTGCCAATCTGGATAGTTATCAAGATTTAAGATTCCGCTTTTTAATGCTGGTGCAATTTTTGTAAAGGATTCAAACTTTTTATTTATTCCTGTATTTATAAACTGAAAAGATACATGTGATTTTACTAATGAATTTGTAGAGTCATACTCATAACTTAGATCTGATCTGTTATATTGTAAATCATCATAATTATTATACCCTGTAAAAAGAGAGTTATCTAAAACTTCGTATGTTTGCTGTATAGGAAGTGCAAATTTTTCATCTAACTGACCGTATTTCCATCCACCAGCGTCTTCTACTGCTTTAAAAATAGAAGGTGAAGGAAAATTGATGTTATATTGAATATAATCTAAACCATACTCTTTTTTACCAGACGAGTTTGTTGTGTATTTTGCAAAATATTTTA